AAGTACCGAAATCATACCCATCATCAAACGTAGAGCCGTTTGTAGATTTGTGACCGACTATATTACCCCATGAGAAATATTCACCCGGGTCTCCTATTGTAGTGGCGCCGACATTCTTGTTTGCCCACAACCTGCCACTTGGAAGTCCTAAATCTACCGCCTCAAGTTCTACAGGCTTTGGTGGAGGAGCTATGGCAGATACTGTAATATCTTTTGTTCCTGTACGCTGAACTCCACCATCGAAAGTACATATACAAGAGAGTGTAACAATAATCTGACTTTCATTACCATTGGCTATTTCTAACATAGCACTATTATTGTCGCTTGACTTAATAGTAACTGCATCATTCACACTCAACATCCATTGCACACTCTGTAGATTTGCTGTATAACTACCATTCAAAGTCTTCGTATAATTGAAAGTGCCATTAGCACTCAAATTGCTGTTGCCGTCGATAGAAACACTTGTCGGAAATGTCAGTTGTAAAGAAATGTCCTTTGTTGCCGACAAAGTCCTACCTGTAGTAAACGTAACAAGACAAGTTAATGCTACTTGTAGTGCCTCGGCTGGAGTATTGGTAACTTGTAATGTTGCCCCATTAGCATCCTGTGCTGATATGTTACAAGCATTGTTATTTGTCAGACTCCATACTACACTTTGAACTTCTGCCGTAAAGTCACTCGTATTAAATGCCTTGGTATAATTATAGAAGTTGTTCTGATTGATATTGCTGTTGCCACTGATAATAATACTTGCTGGATAAGTTATTGCCCTTCCTGTTACAGCCAGATAACTTGAATATGTGCTTGTACCTTCTACCTGTGCTCTGATATTTACATTAACATCGCTACTTATGCTACTATCAACAGACAATACGCCTGTTTCCTCATATAATGTAATACCATTGTAGGTACGATAACGTTTACCTTGGTCATCTGTTTGAGCATTGATAAGAGTCGTTCCATTATATAAAAGATATAATACTGCTTTTGATGAAACAGGAAATGCTGCGGCGGTATATGTAACTCTGTCACCTGATGCTACTTGTGTAGGACCTGAAAGAAGAATACCTGCCGGAGCATCTATAATAAATGAACCACTTGCATTAAATACACTGGCTCCATAAAGTGCTACTAATTGGTTATATTCCTCCATTGTCAGACTTGTCAAAGTAATCTTACCTTGATAATTTTTAGTGCCTACTTTACCCATTGTGATAGCCTGAGCAGCAGATACATTTGTCCAATTAATTTTTGTAAGTGTTAAATTCACATCAGCAAGTTGCTCATCAGTAAATAATGCCAGCCAGCTATTAATAAATGTTTTTACATCCCAAGAACCATCAATATTATTCAAAGATACATTCCAAAGTGCTGTTGTTGGTACATATTCCAATGTCGATACATTAGCACCATTAAGAACGATGCTTTGCATAGTATCTGGAAGCGACACGCTTGTAAGTGTTACACCATTCGCAGGAACAAAACTTGTCAGACCACTATTTGCTGCCTTGAATATGTGCAGATTAGGTAATGCCGTCAGTTCCATATTCGTGATAGCCTTGTATTTTCTGATGTCAAGTTCCTCTAATCCTCTGATGATAGATAAACCACTTATCTCCGTAAAGGTTATATTCTCTGTTTCTCCATCGCCAAGAATAAGGCTTTTGAGTTCGCTTTCTCCGTCATTACCAATCGCCTGTCTTATATCAAGAGTCAACAAACGCTGAGCAAAATCGCTTATGTCAATCTTGCTTGCATTATTAGCATTGTAGATATATACAGGGTCACCCATTGCCAAACGTCTTGCTATAGTAAACGTATGGGATTGTCCTTTTTGGATAGCAACGCCTGCTTCTTGTATCACATTATTTATTCCGTAACCATAGTAGGTGTCTCTTGCAGAGGTAACAGTGAAGTCACCTCCTTCTTCACCTTCTACTTGTTGTACCTTGAATTGCACATTACGATTTCTGAAAGCACCTGTTGCCCATATAGCATCAAACATATCCATACGATGCTGCAACCACCAATGCCTATAACTCTTTCTGTTACCTTGCAGCATATAGAGAACCGCAGCGCCCTTCTCTTTGAATGGCTGGATATACTTATAATTGCCATTATCATTGTAGAGTCTCTCACACCATTTATCGCACTGCTCCTCATCAAACATCTTAATCAGATTCGCATAAGTAAGACCCGCACTATACAATGCAGTATCCACTGTTCTAACCAATGCCATACATTCTTGGTCATTCTCAAAGCAATTCCAAAGTACACTGGTATGCCCAGCGAAGTAATATGTGCCATCAGGTCTCTGACTTTGACGAGTATAATCCCAAGCATTAAGCACTGTAGATATATTGTCTATACCCATGATTGTATCATTATCGTAATTGATAAAGAACCAATGCTCGCCATCCTCTGTAGTTATCATGGCATTTTTCACCGTCTGGTCAACTGCACCGAACCTCATCAAATATACATAGTATGCAGCGAGTTTATACAAATCAAAGTGATTTGCTTTTTCAGTGTTCCACTTAGTCTGATTATTCTTACAAGAGTTTATCCATGTTGCAAGAGCCTTCAGTGGTACAAGATTTGGGGTCTTGGTATCTGGGTATCTACTTTCAAAAGCATCATCCCATTTTGTGTCAAACTCTGAAACATCATCAAACAAACAGATAGGACTTTCATTTGCCAAAAATTCAAAGCATTGCACCTTTGAATTATCGAAGCCTGGAATATCCGTGAAACCAAATACTTTCTCTGTACTCTTATCATTGTTAAAGTTATACTGACCGAGACAAACCATTTCTGATTCAGCAGTCTGCCTATGGAATACGACTATAGGGAATCCGTCAACTGTTGTGCGGACATCATAATTATAGCCATTCTCCAACGCAGTCTTTTGTGCCTCAGTACGCAACTTATATTCTCCATCAATTTGTGCTGCATATAAAAGGTCATTCCATATTCTTGCTACACCTGTATTGTGAGAGCCGGAAGATTCTGCATAATCTGCTTTCCATGTCCAGCAGTTTACAGGCTGTGAGTTATCCTTAAACGCATAAAGACCATTCTCTATTATTTCTCCATTAGCATCCTTCATAACGCAATCATACTTTGCCGCAGTATATGGACGCAAGTTTTTACGTGGGTAGCCAAGGGAAGAAGTTCCTTGTGGTCTCATACGGACGTGTGTTGCAGTAAAATTCTTTGAGGGGTCTTGCATATTACGATACTCTATATCCACAAAGACAGTAACGTCTTTTGAAGTCGCATCAAATATTGGCTGCATGTCTCCAGTAATTATTGCAATAGGAATCTTAGCATTTACTTTATCTGCATCAATCATTCCTGTAGCCTCATTTAGTATGTCATTGTTACTTGCAATGTTTATAAGATTGTCTGAGTCCACTGCAAAATTACAGAAAGCCTCCTCAACAGAGAGAGCTCTATCATAGATTCTTATACTGTGAATCTTTACAGTACACCCATTACTTCCTATATGTAAAGCATCATCTACGCGAAATACGTCAGTAGCCGCATAACTTGTTGCACGCTCACGAATACCATCATTCACGATAAACATCAATCGTCCATTATCTCCAGTAGTCTTATTGATTATAAAAGCCAAATGAACTCTATCACCACTTCTATACTTAGTATTGACTTCTGCTCCACCACTTGACTTCATTTTAGCAGTAGAGGATGTTACTTCAATCCCTGCCCCTGTACTTTCATTGAGGAGGCTTATAACGCTAGCATCTTCATTTTCTATACTGGTGGTTTCATACTCAATCTCTATAGTTCTACCATTGGTAAGAGGATTTCCACTCAAAGGAGCTATACCCACATCAATACTTGCCCCTGCTGGGATAACAAGTGCATCATTATTCCAACCACTCTTTTCATTCCACTTAAAGCCATTGAAAGTAGTTGTGATACCATTATACTCCCAAGTACCCGGATTTGTCTCACTATTGCTTCTTCCTTTCGCCGACAACTTAAGTAAAAGTCCACTTGTTACTTCCTCGATATTGACATCACCCTGCTCTACTGTAATTGCAACACTTGCAGATGCACCATCTACAGTAAATGAAAGTATATGTGCTCCCACTGCTATAGGAGTGTAATCTAGGCTCTCAATTTGCCTTTCAGCAGTAACAATACTTTGTATCTGGACATTATTATCCTTTATTATAAGGTCCAAAGAACGATTACGGCTATCATAAACAGCCACTTTATAGGAGATTTTCTCATATTGTGCTGCTCTAACAGAGAGAGTCTCCACAACAGGAGCCTCAAGAGTTAATCCAAGCAATATATAAGTTGCATTACTCTCCCACTCCTCATTCTCTGGAGATACAACAAAGTCGAAATAAAGTGTTCCACTATAGAAGTTCTCACCATTATTAGTAATATAAGACCTCGCTTGAACACTGTGTTTCCCAACTGTCCATCCAGTTGTATCAATATTCTTAATACGATTAACACGAAGTTCCGGAATGGTATCAACATCCTGTTGTTTTACTCCATCAATAAACCACTCTAAGTACTTAACGCCTGCACCCTCAAGAAGGTAAGGAACACTAAGATATTGTCCTACTTCTACAGGAGTAGAGAAATTAAAGTCGCTGGTAAGTTTTAGAGCCACCAAAGTGTATGACACAGAAGCCATAGTACTAACCAACGTATTTCTACCTGTTATAACAACGCTGATAGTATTGATTCCATCACTAAGGTAGGAGTCTGCCAAGAAATGAACGTTTGTTCCAGCACTATAAATCTGTGTAAGTTTCTTTATGTTACCTGAATTACTAAAGGTAAATGTCGCTATAACAGCCTCACCTGTACTAGAGCCTGTTCTATTTTTTATGTCAAAGGTAAAATCTACGTAGTTTCCCTTTGAGCCACTCAACACCACATTACTTGCAGGAGTCTGCATAATTATCTCCGCAGTGTAGTTTGCAGGCGCATCAAAGGAGCCAATAATCAAATCAGCATGTTCCTCCCTATTGGAAAGATACAAGTCTCTTTTCTCTGCATCGGCGAAGACGAGATACTTTGATGTATCGCTGTCATAGTAAAACTCACCAGCCTTACCCTTGAATTGGTCTTTGATAAAGCGTTCTACCTCGCCACGGTTGACACCCCATTCTGCGCCTGATGGAACTGGTGTACCATAAACAATGGTTGGTGATGAACCATTGTTTTGACCTCCCCAATCATTAGAAAGGTCTTGTAGCAAGTTACTGCCGTTAATAGTTATCTTTTTTCTCATAGTTATAAAAAAATTCCTTATTACATATTATTAAACACGATTTCTTACCACGCTTCGGAGCGAAGCCATCCTTCTGTACGAAACCATGCTGAAAAGTATCTGCTGACAGTACTTGCTGCCATCATGATATATCTGCGGAAAACACTCATACTTCTTGGGCCTCCCATCCCGCATATACTGCAAGGTTATTAATTATTGAAACTTGATATGTATATCCATCATACCACGTAGGCTCTTCTATCCAACGAATACCTTCCGGTAACGTCAGAGTAAAATTATCTCCACTAACCGTAAACTCCAACATATACTCATTAACACACCCTTCCTGAGCCTCTTGAAAACTTATAATCTCAAGCTCTGTTATAGCGCCCCAACGATAAAGGATATTAGGAGATATGTAGTTTGAAGAGGTACTTTCCATAGGGAACATCTTTAAGTTACTTTCTACATTATTGGCATAATAATTTATACCATCATAGTAGATCTCTACTACCTCATTATTATCCCAAGAATTAAAGGCCGAAACTGGCTTACCTCCGTAATATAAAGCCTTAGCTCCCTTACTATTGATGTTTAACGTAGCACTACCTGCTGTGTTTCTATTGATAAACTTTACCTTAAAAGAACCACCAAGGAGTAATTCATAACCAGCTACAGTAAGAACTTTAGCTGCAGTACCTGCAGCAGTATCACATACAAAATATCCGATATTAACTGCAGTGTTATCTATAAGGGTTTCTTTGGCAAATATATTACCCAATTTAGTCAGGAATTGCTCTTTAGTTAAGCTCTGACCAGTTTGGGAATTATAATCATCTAAGTAACCCTGAAGCAAACGTTGATCTATTTGCTCACAAGAATAATATTGGCTGTTGTACATTTTTATTTGTTTAGATTTAATATACTAATTTATCTTTGAAAGGTACTCCATTTTTATCCCTAAACATTTGGTCATCAGTACCTCCAAAAATTTTTATACCTCCTGGGATTTCTGGCTTATGAAAGCCAGAAATCCTCCCCATTAACTTCTTCATGACTTACCAGTAAAAATAATACCATTAATATCAAGGAAAGGATTACCATCTTTATCCAGAAGAGCATTGTCAAAATCATAAGCCGTAAACTTAGTATCCCTATCTCTTTTGAGGATAATTTGAAACACTATAGGTTCATCTTTAGCCTGAGCTACCTGAGTATCTCCATCGGGTTTATAGGGTATACCGTTAATTATGAACCGATCTTTTGACCAGTTGAAGGTAAAGTAGCCATTTTTGTCAAGGTAGTTTGTAATAGCTGACTTTGGGATAAGAATTACCAAGTTCTCATCATCAAGCTCTCCTGCAACTGTTGCCTTGTTTATAGGCCAATTTCGAAAGGCATTGTAATAACAGAGGGCTTCTATTGTAATAAAAGTATATTTTGGGGCTTTATCTTCACCCATAAAATACATCTGGTCAATATTCTTGCACCATCCTATTGTTTGCCTGCCAGAGTCGTCTTCTAGAAACTTTTGTACAATATGCTTGTATCTATCCCAGTCAACATTCTTTACATATCTAGAACGTTTTTTAGTTGCCATTTATCTATGTGTTAAAATTGTTGGCGGATTTGGTCCATCTATACCTTTTGGATGTCTACGATTTACTACTCTTGGTACTTTAACGGGTTTATAAGGATTATTACAGAAAGGTAAAAATACCATTAACCTTGAAGCAAGATTGCAAAGGTTCTGTTTCAATATATCCATAATCCCTCCTGGTTTAAGGGCCTCTGTATAAGATTTATAAAGAGTAGATAAAGAATCTGATAACTCATCGAAATATTCTACTTCAGTTGGTCCAGTTTGAATCCTCTTTACACGACCTGTTGATGCCTGATCATCTCCAGAAGGTTCTTCGTCCTGATTACCTTTTACTTCTGTAGATTGATAGGTAAGGGAATCTAGATATTGCCCAGTACCAGTAAGTAAACCAGTTATCTGCATATTAAGAAAATCCCATACTGCCAATTCAATTACCAGCTGATTTTCTAGTCCTTCATAATAAAGTTCATTAGTATACTCTTCTATAGGTATACAATGATTTACTAGAGGTCCTAAATATAATTGCCATTTTTGGATAAAGGTTGTCTTTTGTTGTAAAGTCATACCACCCTCTACCAAGTTAGCAGGTACATAAATGTCAATGATATTATATATGGAATCGTTAAGATGTGTTTTCACATCTACACCAGAAACTAATATAAGTTGAGATACAGTTGATGGTTCTGCTCCTTTATATTTCTCAGTGACTGTAAGTGTTGCGGTGTAATAGCCAGGACTTTCATAGGTGAAGGTAGGGTTAAGTTCTGAACTTTCTCCACCAATAACACCAAAGTCCCAACCAATTGTTGCATCGGCTGGGACTTTGTTTAATACCCTAAAAGAAACTTCCAAGCCTTTCGCAACATATACGAAAGCTAGGTCCATAATTTATTTTTCTTCTTTAAAGTCTTCTACTACTGCTTCTATGATATCTTTTACAGTATCACCTTCAGCAATATCAATTTCATGAATATCAGCTAAAGCTTTAGCCTGATCCATACTGATATCCTTGATCATCTTATCTAAAGTTACACCCTTTTCATACTGGGCCTTTAGTTTTTTATCAATCTTCTGGATATCCATTTCCTTCTCTTTTTCAACTTTCTGATCTGGTTGAACAAAGATAAGATGTCCCTGATTAAGGGCCATAGCAATACGACGAGATCTTAGCTGACGATCATTAACTTCTACTTTCTCACCTCTAGCAATAGTGAGACCTGTGGTCTGGTCGAAAAAGCCATTAGCTTTTGGACCAAGTGAAATAAATTTTGACATAATATTTAATCTATTTACTATTTAGGTGGTTAATACAGACCAAAAGAGAGAGTAGCGGTAGACCTTTATAAGGGCCGACTACCTCTCAGATGATAAGTATTTTATTCTAAGTTTACTAACATATAAGGATCCTTATTCATATACTCTGGGAAACCATAATTTGCGAAAGCCTTAGTTGTATCGAGTACAAGAACTGAATCATTATAGATCTTTGAGAATCCTGTGGTCAAGGTTGCATAAACAGCCTCGGTTTGGTTAGAAACAATACGCTCTGACTCAAGCATCAACTGTTTAGCAGTTAATTTAACCAGAGCAGCACGAGGATCAATCATTACGATATCATTTGTAGGAACACCTGGGTGAATCCACATATCAGCTGTGTTAGGTACAGGAGTATGGAGATTCAGAGTTGCCTCAGTAGTACCCTGACTACGTTTCTTGAACTCATCTAGGTCGAGAAGGCTCAAGGCAATATCCTCAGCGGAAATCATGGTTGTAAAGTTACGTCCAATACGGGCACCACGAATCCAGATACGAAGCATATCCTTATAAGTAAGATTATTAGATGTAGTTACACCAACTACATCTGCAGCTTCTGAACCATCAGGCTTGTTACCAAGTAACAGAGTATCCAAAGCCAAGGTGTCAAGAGCATAACCAAGCTGAATACCAAAGTCACGAAGGTAAATACCGAGGATATCGATAGAAACGTAATTACGAACCTCATCTGTAAGTTTGAAGCCCTTACCAATCTTAAATAGGGTAACACTCTTCTGACCGAACGAAACGGTACCAAGAGGAATGGTCTCAGCCTCATTAATCTTAGCAGGAGCAGCATCTGACATATTTACCCATGGCTGAATTGCAGTCAAACCATTGATAGGCTGATCTCCTTGGATGAGGGTTGGATAGAATGGAGCCTCACGCATACCTGTGATAATGGCAGCACGAATAATCTCCGGAACAATCCAACGAATATCCTGATTAGGCATATCAAAGATATTCTGCATAGTATCAACCTTTGGGTTCATATTTATTTTCTCATAAAGAGTTGCAAGAGAAATGCCCCACTTACCCTGTACCAATTCCTCAAAGGATATATCTACAGGTTTCTTATTCTGGCCTCCAGCACGTACACTCTCAAGTGAAAGAACCATGCCCTTAAACTCTTTTTTGAAGTCTTCGGCCTGCATCTTTGTAATATCAATCTTTGTTTCCATATTATTTATTACTATTAAATTTAACGACATAGAACCGGAATAAGCTCTGATACACCAGAAGCGGGAGCAGAGGCACCAGCCAAAGCTATGAACTTAGATTCGGCACCACCTGTGGTATTAGCACAGTTAGGGTAACGGTTATTGTACAGTGTTCCGGTAGGAAGTACATAACCAGGAGTTACAGCTGTTAATGCTGCCCAGTAGCAAAGTACATAACCTTCTACAGCTACGGTTACTTCTACGGGATAAGCACGCTGGCCTGCATAAGCAGGAGTCTTGGTGTCTGTTACGGCAATACCGAGGTAGATCTCTCCACTAGCACCAGTAAAAGGTTTAATGGTACCATCGGTATGAAGAGCTACGGCCATACCCTGAACAATTGTCTCACCCTCTTTCACGTTGAAAGCCTGATGAAGCTTGTGGGATTCATGCTTATAAATCACCACTTTAGGAGTCTTCTGACCATACAGAGTCAGTTTATTTTCAGGATTGAGTACATTCATGATTCGTGTAATTTAATTTGTTATACTTTATTTATTTATGACAACTTGCTACGATATAGATCGTCGATAGCAGCTTCAGTGTTAGTTGGCTGCTCATGATTCTCTGTAGTGTCTTCGCCCTCCTTAGAAGAAGATGCACGATTAATGTCATGAGAACCGCATTTAGCGCAATGGAGAGGGAATTTCTCCTCAAGACGAGCTTCATAATCCTTCTTAAGAGAAATTAGGGTCTGCAGGCCAGTAGTTTCGGCATTGATCATGGTTATGATGGTTTCATCAACCTTGTCACCATTGAGCTTCTTATAAGCCGTTACAGTAGCCTCACGGAGAGATGCAATGTGGTTCTTACCTACAGTAGCCATCTCATTCAGATTAGCAATCTTAGTGTCCTTCTGGGCAATTGACTGCTTGAGAGAAGTTATCTCGGTGTCCTTATTGGACAACTGCTCTGCAAAGGAATTCTTATCCTTAACCAACTGAGCAACCAGAGAGATTACTGTATCGCAACTCTGTTCCTGGCCCTCTGCCAACTGGAGCATGTTCTCACCGAAGAGCTTCTCAAGAAATTCTTTAAGTTCTTGATTCATGTTCTTATTTTTTTGAGGTTCACTAATATTTGTTTCCTTATTACTAAGGGATTGAGTATTGTTATTATTTTCGTCTTGTGTCCCAAGCTCTTTTAGATCTTGGAAAGCATATACTTTTGGAGACTCTTTCTGATATTCAGAATAACTACTCCAGGTCCTATTAGCAAAACCTGGGTTAACTATCTTACCATCATCACCAATCTTCTGAGCATAAGCATCAGCACCATGTGATACAAGGGAAGTTTCAAGATATCTAACAATATTGGTAACAACCCTACGAACCATAATACCTTTAGAATCGTAAGTACCAATTTTATCCCAGAAATCTTGGTCAGACATCTCAGGATGAGACTTGTCCCAAACAAATTGTACAGTTACTGAGTTACTGTGAATAGATGGTGGGTCCATAAGAATACCTCTAGCAATTCTTGGATTAGCTTTACCATCAATCTTTAATACTCCATTGATACCAGCTGGGACGAATATGTTACCATCCTTATAGGCCTCTTGCCACATAACCTTAGATACTGCACCTATGGCATTACCAATATCGGTTTCGTGGTCACAGTTAATGGTTTGGCCAAGGAGTAACTTCATTGAATTTTTAAGAACATTATCTTTACTAAAGTCTGTAGGCATCCAATTTTTGGATACTATGGTTGCCGATAAGAGTCTAAAGACAGGCTCTATAAATTCACTCTCCTTAGGTTTTAAATCTTCCTCTGTGAGCTCTGGGTAATATGTATGGTAATTAATATTACCACCAAATAAGCCGAGCTGTTGAATAGATTCCTCTGTTGGTTTGTGCCACTCATAGAATTTCTCATTGAACTCCTGAGCACCTATTTGTTGTGGTACATAACCAGTAAGAATCGTGTGACCTTGGCCAATTATAAGTGAATCGACCTGGGCCTTGTTCTTGTGTAAAATTACTGGTGGCATTTACCTTGGATTTGTTTTTTGATCCCCTCTTTTGGGGTTCGGGTTTGACTTATCTCTTGTTCTACGAGCAGATTTATTCTCATTATCTTGATCTTTCTTCTTCTTAGAAGGATCGTCTGGACTGTAATTATCATCCTTCTTTACACCAGCTTGATCTTCTGGATCAACTCTTGGCTTATCCTGATCAGGAGAATCATAACCCATTTCCCAAGCATATTGGGATTGACCTATGATACCATCACGGTAAAGTGCGTTGAGATTAGAGATCTTATACTGTAGAGCTTGCTGAACCTTGACATCATCAGCAATAGTAGAAGTAGCCCAAGTAATCTTTATACCTTTATTATTAAGGCCAGCTAAACGTAGCTCTAAACTATAAAGGAATTCAAGAACATAAGACACTATCATCTGTATATTACGAAGCTGTGAGATCATCTTAGAAAGAATAATACCCATACCTCCTTCGGTATTAACTCCACTTACACCGATGATATTACCATTAATACCAAGACCATTAGCTACTCTTTGCTGATTTAGGTTCCATAGCTTATCAGCACTACCTAAATCCTTAGTAGTAGAAGTCATCTCAAATTCATGGTCATCTATATAACCAGTTACCAAACCATCCTTCATGCCATCCTTGAGATTACGTTTCAATTGCTCAAGGTTTCTATTAAGCCTACTCTCATAAGATTTAAGACTTTCATTAGCTTGCTGATCTGGTTTCTGCATCTTAGCAGAAAGGAATCCAAGAAATCCCATTTGTTCCATGATCTGCTTGAAGTTAGTCATCATATCATGTTGACCTTTAATGGAGTCAAGTGATGACATAAATGGTGGCATTCCATAGGGTTCATCGGTATCATTATACATACCAGCATAAACATAAGTCTCGGTATTGAGCTTGACATAGTCAACGTTCTTTACCATGAAATTATCATTTTTCTGATAGGGTTGATAGACACCGTTGTTTTCTCTTTTGAACCTAATGTTGTCTGGTTTTAAGAACAGGACTGTAGATAAACCGTCTAAATCATTGTTAGGTACACCTTCTACTGAGATAGCACCTCCAACAAATAATTGGACTATCATCTTATTTACTAAACCATCTATACCAGCAGAATAATTGGACCACCTTTTAGTAGCTTCTTTAAGGTGTTCTCTCATCTTTTCTGCTTCCTGATCCGTATTATTCGGGAAAGTAACCTGATGCCCAGTATTAGCAAGCTTAAAAGTTTCCTGAATGGCTATGGCCATATCTGGATTTACTTTATAAAGCTTCCTAATCAACTGGATAACCTCTACTCTAAATGATGGAGTCACTACTTGAGTTAATCCATGTAGAGTAGAGGTAAAATCAGTTTGATCTTCCGGGACTGATACACGACCAGGTGATATAGATGATACCTTTGGTTTTGGTGCCTCCCGGTTGGTTTCCGGAAGTGGAGGAGATTTTGGTTTATTCCTCCAAAATGCAAGGTCGTTAATCTTCATCTGGGTTGTACTACTATATTTGTTTTACTCTTTCGAATATGATTACAGATAGCTTTACCGAATATATCATCGTCTGCATATACTAGATCATCATCACCTTCATCTGCAGCTTGGGTATTTAGTCGATGCTTACCCATAGCAACTGGTCTTCCTAAGGAATCATATATAAAGGTGTAAGCCTCTTGTACAAAGAAAGGATCCTTTATGATAATATTCTCTTCACGAATATCTTCTTCCAGACCCTCGATGATTAATGTTCGGTTCTTTGTAGTGGTAAGCCAACCTGGAGAAGCATCCATCTCAGGTTTATGCTTTCCTTTCTTCTTCAGCATCTTTTGGTAATAATACAGACGTGGATAACCTTCGGTTTGGAGTTTAGATGTAACTGCTAATCCCACATCATTGGACTCTGGAGCAAGGAGAGCATAATTAAATAGTTTACCTGTATCGCCCAGGAGTTGGGCATACTTATCTACTGGAATGCGACCTTTATAAACAACCTGTTCTTCTCCATTTTTGTCCATACATGTAAAAGAAGAATAGTCAGTAGAACGTCCTGTAGAAACATCAGCACCAATAAAATATTCTGTATCTCTTACTGGCTTGTTGTACTGACGATACTGTCCATTCATCCTCTTTATCAATGGTGGATAGTCGGTTAAACAATCCTCTATAGCCTTTATGTCTGTTAGGTCGAATACCGTATTTCCAGATCCCAAGAAGTCACCATCAATTTCTTGTGCAGTACGTCTAGCTCCCAAGTTCTTAGACATGGTTTGATACCATTTATCGTCTCGTTCCGGGTGCATTCTCCAGTACAATCGTAGTGGATTGAATTCGTTTGCATGAGCCATAGCATCTACCCAAGTTGAATGGTAGAAGTTACCCATGCCAAGTGGAGTGTTTTTGTTGATGAAATTGAACTCGTTTGAGCTGTTTTTCTTACTGTAGTTATAAGTTATATAACTATGATGGTCTTCTACAGTAATGTCATATATTGTAGTAGTAAATTTCTTTTCTACTATCAAAGTAGACAATTCAACTTGGTCTCCTCTTTTACCAGATAGGATCTTACTAATGTATGATCTAGCTGATTTTAAAGACATAGTCTTAAACACATCATGAGATTGTATGAATTCAGTTATACCCATCTTACTAATCTCACCAGAAGCTATACCTGCTTTTACCGTAGCAACTGAATCGATATCGGTAAAACCTTTACCAACTCTTGTACCAAGTTTTAAACCATAAGAATATAAATTGGCTCTCCTTGTATTCTCTTTCTTAGATATTACCTGGAGATTAGTTACCCAATTATGATGCTTTACACAATCTATATGATCTATTACTTGATCTTTACCAACAGTTAAATCAGTGAAGTGACTAAGTACTAGTTCATGCATCCTAAAATGTTTATTACCTTTTTCAGGATGATGTAGAATTACTCTAATATAACCATTGTCATTTGGTTTAAGGTTCTTTTTATACCATTTACCAGCCCTTAAGAATTTTAACTCTCCTCGATTTGATATTTGATAATTATCATAACCTTTAACCATTACCCATTTTTCTTTTTTAGGCCATTCAATCTGTGGAGGTTTTACCAATTCTGATATACCAGTTTTATATAATATAACTTCCTCACCCTTTTCTACTATATCCTTAACTGACATCCAGCCTTTAAGTGTATAGAGTTTATGATTAGGAGTACATTTTAAAACTGTACCAAACTTAGTTCTTATCTTCCAAGTCTCTAATTGACCTTTGTTAACAGAAGCTATTATCCGCTTCCATTCACCTCTATGGGTTAAAACTTTTAAGTTACTTACTAGACTTAAATCTACAGCTCCAAATTGCTTTGGACAAATGTCTCTTACTTTCAGCAACCCCTTATCTGTAATAATCCTTGTATCTCCAGTAATACAACTGTTCACAATAGCTGATCCACCAGTAGATAGGGTTGGAAGAGCTGCAGCCCATATCTGCCCGGCCCAACGAACCATAGCTGCCTCATCTATCACAAGCAAGGTTAATGCTTCTGAACGACCAGCCTCTGGAGAAGTAGGTATAGACTCAATTAAAGAACCATTACTAAATTCCATCGTAGAAGCAGAACCGAACTCTCCTGGACGGCCATTAACGATGGGAGTTTGCATATACCAAGGAAGGTTCTTGTACATGTACTTGATTTTCCTAAGTACCTTCTTAGCAACGGTATCTTTAATAGAAATGATGTTAATCTTCTTGTTATCGTGAAACATTGCTAACCAGAGACAGTACATAGAGATTAACTCTGTGATACCAGCCTGTCTAAATTTCAGGATAATATTAAACCTTTGTAAGATAAACTGATATAGTACTGCTTTCTGATATGGGTATAGGTTAAAATGAGTTTTACCTCTTACCGGATGTATTACATAACAAAAGGTACTGAAGAAGAAAACATCATTTGCTACCCTAGCAAGGTTTTTTAATTCCTCACGATTAAGGGTATTATGAATTTCTATCTTCTTTGCCACTTTACTCTAAGTTATAGATTATTGAAAACTCGAGATCTATACCTAATGGTTTATTTAGGCTCGGATAATAATATCCATTGAATCCCAGTTTATATTGGAGGTTATGAGTCTTGAGTGATAAACCTAAACCCAGGTCAGTGAAGGTATGGAAGGGTCTAAATTTGGTATATACGTATGGATGTAGTTCAGGTTTAAACCTTACTTTCTTTTGGGTTAATTGCCCATTTACCCAGTTGTATTCGAAATTATTTAGATCTATCTTAAAATCTTTCTTTAAGAAAGCATTAAGTTCTGTATTGAAGAAAGACATAGATAGATCCTTTTTACTTAGTAGTATCTGAACTATAGAATCTTTCTTTGTTACAGAATCTTGATCCATATTAACAGTAGTACTGTCTTTCCATACATTGCCATATAAGAAAATATAATTTGGTAGTACCTTAGTTGAATACTCTTTCTTATACTTAAAAGGTTTTGATATGTACACCGTATCAGTCTTACCAATTATTGTTTCTTGTTTTAATACTTTGGATAACTTATACTTAGTATGGAGATACCCAATTCCTAATAGTATGGTTAACCCCAATAGTAAGAAGGTAATTATTTTATACTTCATGGTAAAAAGTTTTAATCTCCCTTGCGCATATATACGTACGCAGTGAGTAGTTTTATTTATAAAACTACGAACTTTTTTAAGCTTTAGCTTAAAAATATCCTATAAGTATTAAGTATATAGTATATACTAATAGCTTTAGCTATATTTTGCGTGTATATGCGCATACGCATAGGAAGTTAGTTGTTTTCAATACAAGATTTGAACCAAATAGATACTTCGTAACAAGCACCCTTTGCAAATATATTCCTGGCCTTATTTAACCAGTAGATAGGATTATCTTCATCGAAGTAAATTTTAAAACTCTTAGGAAAACCCATTATATTTCTGAAGTCTTCTATACCTAATGGCCACCCATCTGGTCTAAATTGCCTATCTGCAGGTCTAACAGTTAAAGGTGGGAAGTCAGAATCTAGCTTGTATACTCCAGGTAGAGTAGCCATTTTCTTACTTTTTATGGGCCATTTCCTTTCATTCTTGAAATCGTGCTTCCAAAGATGATGAATTTCCTTTACTGTTAGGTTCTTTTTCTCTGGTAATTTCCTATAATCATACATCGCTAAAATTTTATTTTTTGGCGGCATATAATTGGTATTATTTCCTTTAAAATAGGCTGCCTCCAGTAAATTTCTAGAAACTTTTGGAGTGTTTACTTGGAATATATGTTTAAATTGTTTAATTTTAAACTTAGAATTACCTTTTTTAACCCCGATAATTAGTAATCTTTTTCGTGAAATCTGAGAATTACCGAGATCAGTCATTGAATGTACGTGAAAAACCAACTTGTAGTCCTTAAAAGTATCTTGCCAAGCCTCTTCTGATATTAAAGTTAGTAGCTTTGGTACGT